GCGTTATGATACAACAACGTATTCTCCCAATGCTTGGTACCTAAATGATCAAACTTCCAATACGTCAAGTTCTGGGAAAAACCGGGAGCCATATTTTTATTCACTTTAATTAAGTGAATACGACGCATAAGCGCCTCTGGCTCCGTTATACAATCCGTTGATGTAAACCCATTAAGATCATCCAAATGATTGGTAGTACATAAAATAATCTTCGAATTAAAGAATTTAGTATTCTTCTTCGAAGCCGTAGCACATGCTAAAGGATACTTAACGGGAGACACAAAGTTAATAATTGATCGCCACTGCGACTTACCTTGTTGTCCAACATCATCCATCACAAAAACCTCTTGATTCTCATAATCGTCGTAAAAATCCTTAGCGTCTTCTGTCGATGGAACAGTATGACAATACACTGAACGCCCAGCTCGACGCAGCAAATCCACTACTAAATTCATAGTAGTAGATTTGCCGCTGCCTGCTGGTCCTTGGAAAACAAAACATATGGGCTCATCTCTACGTGACTCATCAAAAGCGTGGGTAGATTTGAGCAGAGTATCTCTGAAAGTAACCCATGTGGTATTAAAATACTTGTTATTAACATTAGTAGCATACTCCAGAAAACCAGGAGCATTTATACAGCGCTCATTAAGAGTTACTATAGACTCTCTATAAACTGGATCAAACAACTGTTGCGGATTACGCACGTATGCTGTGTACACCTGTACAACTTCTCTCATCAACCCATAGTTGATGAAACTTCCACCTACGTACGTTATGAAACTATCAAGCATAGTAGCTATGCTTTCCGGCAATAAAATCAAGCCATCTACAGGTTCCCTCATATACTTAATGATTCCACGTATTGCAGTTACTAAATGACTCAACGCCTGTGATATAATCTCTGCATCAAATACTCGCTTACCTGTGATGGTAGCGAATGACTTCAGGCCGTCTATCACTGCTGATGGAAGCCCCATCATAGTCAAACCAACAAAAACGTCAGACATACCCAAAGTTTGGGCAACAAACATCTTATTAAATCGATGATAACT